AAGCAAGGACTTGTTTTTTTTCGTCTTGCTTTAGCTTTTTTATTGCATTTGGCATATTTTCCTCTTTGTTAAGTTATACAATCTTATGATTGCTCTATATATGTATATCTTATTAAGTCCCATTACAAGAACTAATTTAACTTTTTTTTATCTTTTTTATTAAGGATATTATTAAGGATATCAACATTCGGCTCGACCTCAATTTGTGCATTTATTGATTTAAACATTTTAGTTATCATCTCGGTGAACTCCGTTTGTTTCTGGCGTCCCAGCAGTTTGTTTGGTTGTACTTGTTTCGTTTTGCCGAGACCGAGACGAGACGAGGCGACATTGTCGCCTCGCTTTTTATTATTTGGCATTACCAACTACACCAATATTCTACGACCTTATTTTCGCTGATCGCTTGTTCGCAGAATTTTAAGAATTCAATGTCTTGATCTTTGTAATCTTTAACAGATTCCTCTTGGAATTGTTGCCCCCAAAAAAATCCGTCTTCTGCGTGGTAGTCGGCAAAACCTTTCTGAATTTGTTCTGCTAATTCTTGAACGACTTCTTTAGTCATATAGCAGGGCGTGTCTTGGTCAGCATTAAATCCTAAATGTGATAACATTCCCTCAACCTCAACGGCAGGGTTTTGTTCTGCCCATTTCTTCGCCATGAACTGTTGCAGTCTTGCGTGTTTTCTCCACACGAAAACCTTTTGGTCTTTGCTATTATTATTCATATAATAATCTTCCCAATCTATTTTAGAATTGCGAAGTTGTGCGTGTTGGTCTAATCCCATATCTTTCTCCTTTGTTAAATGGTTTCTCATGTCTTATCATATCCCACCATTAACGCAACAATTATCTTTTAGAACCATTCTAAACTAGAAAGGCAACCCACCTTGCTTACCAAAGTGTATGGAAATCCCTGCTGGGCTGCCTGGCCAGCTCCCGAAGCCAACTAAACATCTAACCTTTCTATCCGAGAAACGAGACCGAGCTTCACCTGAAACCAGTTCTGGCGCCAGATCCCAGCACCAGTCTCTGCTGCCTGGCCAGCTCCTGACAAACCGAGAAACGAGACGACATTACAGCAGTCCAACGAGAACGAGCACCAGGATCCCAGTGCCAGCTAATGTAAAGCTAGGGAAGAGGAATAACATGCTTAAGTAAACGAGAACGAAGCTCACCTATCCTTCCCTGCCTCAGCCTCTGCTGCTGGCTCCTTCACCTCACTCTCCTTCCAAGAATTACCATTTGCTATGCAACGAGCACCGGGACCTCCGGTCAAAGCATATACTTTACCTGCTTCAGGTTTGTCTTCCTCGAGCTTTGACCCGTCTACAATGTATTCGCAGCCATAGTAATCATTCATTTGATCTATTAGACTTTTCTTTTTCTTTCTCCTTTTTTTAGGAGCTGCTACCTGGTCCTCTGGCCGCCACCCATCGGGTGGCGCGTTGTCCGCATTCAATTGTCTTACGAGATCTGTTAGTCTTTTCTTTCCCATGTTACTCCCTCCTTGTCTGTTGTGTAATGAATTGTTTCACCTAACTTTCTATCTAGCAACTTGACGGGTATATTGTTTAGCTCCCCGTGGCCGTGCTGCTGCGTCCCATCGTGGATCTTCACCCACATGGACTCTACCTGTTCGCCATCCTTGAATCTTACGTACACGTAATCCTTGGCTTCAGGTTTTTTCTCAAACTCTTTGACCGTAAAGTAGGTCTCCATACCGTGCTTCGCACAGCTGTAGACCACATTAGTTAGTTCTTCTGATTTGCTCATGATGCCTCTCTTGTTGATTAGCTATACATAAGACATGATGGGATACTAGTCAACCCCTTTTTTTATTTTTTTTAATCTTTCTTCAATTGAACTTTTCTTTTCATCGGGTAAATCATCTACCAGATCCTGAACCAGCCGTACCAGCTCCTGATTCTGCTGCGCCAGTTCATCTAGCTTCCTATTATAAGAACGAGCTTTGTTCTCTGAACGAACGAGATCCAAAGCATCAAAATCTACTGCCATTAACACCTCCTTGTATGCCAACCATACGACATCATGGGATACCTGTCAATCCTGAATTTCTGGCGTCCCAGCTGGTGTATCCTGGCTGCACCAGCTCCTGAGCACATCCTTTGTCCGAGAACGAGGTTTTGTTAGCCCGAGAACGAGAAACGAGATCCTGCTGCTCTGGCCTGGTTCCTGGGCCACCGTCAACAAAGAGGGAAGAAACGGTGGCCGAGGAACGAGGACGAGAGTTACGCTGCCTCTGGAGGTGATCCCAGCTCCACCAACATCCTTCGCTGCAGGATGGGCCAGTCTAACGGGAACGAGAACGAGGCAAACGGGACCAGTGAACGAGGATCCGTAAACACGGACACCGGTCTGTACAGTTTAAGGACTCTCTGCAAGGGGGTCTCTTTCAAGATAATTACCTTGCCTCCTGCTAAAATATATTTGTTAATCCATACAACTTGCCATTTATTTAGCTTCGGAAAACTTAATGAATCTGATTTGAGTTCTATCCAGAAAACATGGTCTTTTGTAACTGCGTGAATGTCAGGAATTCCATTAATTGTAGTAGATTCTACGCGTGTTAAAAAGCATTCTGTCAGTCCTTTTTTTACCTTTTGCCAAAGCCTGGACTCGCCATTTTTATTACTTGTCATTAAGTCAGTTTTTTTATTTCTTTGATGACTGAATTGGGTATCAAAGTTGTGTTACCGATTGTTTCAATCTCTGTTTTTGAATCGTTAAATGAGTAATCACCGAATATTCTAGTAACACCTTTAGCTTGTGATAATAGATGTCCTTTGGTTATACAAGTTGCTAATTTTGCTTTTTTAACATCTGTGAAATTACTCCATGAGCTGTCGGATACAATATCATACCATTCAACAGAAACCATTGGATATTTATCTATCTCATGTTTTACCTTTTTTGGTATAGCAATCTTTTTTCTAGTCATCTATTTTTATTTTAATTATTCCAACGTGTGTAGTGATTGTAGAATTGTGTACTTGGTTAAATGCGTTTAACCATTCAGACCAACTAGCCTTGTTCAATTTCTGCAACGTCTTCGGACTCAACTTCAATCGTTTTGGCGTTGTAGCCATCGATTTTGTTTGATAGTTCCTCAAGCTTCTTTTCAAGTTGCTCACGTGACATACCCTCCAACCCACTAACTTTCACCTCTTTTCTATCAACATAAGCACCTGCCAATTGACCTGATCTATACTCGGCATTGATGGCAGCAGCATACTGTTTATCTTTTTCGGCTTTGTCAGAAATTCTTTCTAATCTTTTATATCTTCTTAAGTTGTCACTTTCGTATTTTTTAATTTCTCTTTCAAAGAGTTTATCAAAATATTTTGCAATATGTGGACTGTGTTTTCTAGATAGCATTCTTGATGCAACAGATCCATAATCTTTTTCATTAGTACAAACATATCCAGCACGTTTGAGTGCTTCAGCTTGAGTTATTGATCCCCAATCTTTTACGTATATCTCTACAAACATTTTTTGTTTGGGAGTTAAATCTAATTCAGTTCTTAAACTTTTTTTCTTTAATCCACCTGGCATTATTTTTTCCTTGGGTCTCTGCCATATCCTTCATTAAATCTTCTTAAATCAGATTGATACTTAGATTGTTTATCTGAAATTTTTGCTTTTACGGTTCCTGTATAACCCTTACGTCCAACTCTTGGAATAAAGTCAGAAGGTTTTGTACCTTTAGGAAATGCTTTTCTTTTTATTTCAGATTTTATATCTGCTTTTGCAATAGCTTTTGAAACACCAGATTCTTTTACAATTTCACTTGTTTTTTTACCACCAGATTTGTAATAACTTTTAGTCGTATCTAAAATATGCTTTCCAAGAGCACCAAGGGCTTTAAATTTCTTATACATAATTTTCTATTATATAGATTATTTCACCAGAAAGTAATAGCCCCAAAAACTTCTGGTTGCGTTCCCGCAAGAGTGGTGTATCGTGGATACACCATAGATACACCATAGATACACCACTTAAATCGATTAAAAGTGTTGGTATACTTGACTAATAGTTGTTTAGATACACCAGATACACCTCTTTTACCCCCTGGGGTACTTTTTATTAGTCAGGGGTCTAGAATATCTATATAGTAGAAATTTTGTGGTATTTCTGCAACACTACTGATCCCGTTCAGTAGATCCCTTTTCCGTTGTCCGGTGTCCCGTTTTCGTGTATATTGATCCTGTGTTATTATTGTTACAACACTTTTTAGTAAATGCCTCTGGGGGTTTTATCATTTTATGCTCTCTAAACTTTCCCCCAGGGGTAAAACACGTCAGACCTCCATGACTATTTAAGCTTACTTAAATTTTCTTTTAAAATTTTATCTCGTACCTTTCTTCTCTCCTCCTTATTTGCTGCTTCTCGATATTCCTTATACAATCTTCGATAACGTAACCAGGAAATTTGCATTTTAGTAAAATAAATTTTTCCATCATCTAACAATCTTAAGTACTCACCACGGACAAAATCTGGATCCATATCAGCACCCCAACAAACCTCCTGAA